GTTAATCGAAGATCTATATAAACAAGTAGAAAAACTACAACAAAATATTGAAATGAACATGAGTAATAAATTAAAAATAGAATTTATGGAAGGTCAGATAGCAAAATTATTAGAAGATGTAGAAAAATTAAAAGATGCTAACAGGGAAATAGTATATAAAAATGGAAATGGGAGTTACGCACAATGATAGAGTCTGTGGTAGCTTTACTTATGTTTGTTAATGGAAGTATAAGTGAAGCACGTATTCAAGAATCAATGGCTACGTGTTTACGGGGTAAGCGCCAGGCGGAGAGACAGTATTCAGAAACTGTATCTTATAAATGTTATACTGGTTCAGCAGAATTAGAGACAAATATAGATGGATCTTTGTCAATAAAAAAGCTAATATTAGAGTAATGAAAATATCAGCAGAAATAGTTAATGGCAAGTGTCCTACTTGTGATGAATTTACAATGTTAGTGGGTCTTACAAATGAATTATACAGATGTATGAATTGTGGATCTGATTTACAACAACACATTAATGGTAAGATAAGTTATTTACCTGTGATGGTTTCACGTAAAGATGGCGCAACACCTTTTGTAAAAGAATGGAAAGATGTCTAAAAAATCTAAATTTGGTATATCTACAGCTCCTCGTAATAAACCTAAAAAACGTCCTGGGCGTCATAAAAAATCAAGAAATAAACACGAAAAAAGACAACAAAAAAAATAAAAAGAAAGGTTAACAAAAACAAAAGTGAATTTAATTTCTTTTCACGTATCTCATGAGGGATGCATAACCTATGTAAAAAATAATAAAATTATTTTTCATACTCAATTAGATCGTTATAATAGATTTAAATGGCATACCAACCCTAGTAAAGATTTAATTAATTTTTTAAAAACTTTAAAAGTTGATGTTGTTTTAATAACTTTTGTGCCAAATTTATTTGGCAATGGAGATAATTCTTTAGAGTACTGGAAAGATGTAATTTATCAACACCTGCCTAATTTTAAAAAAGCAAAAAAAATTATTTTTAATAAAAAACATCATCTCTTTCATGCCTATTGTGCTTTAACATGGAAAAAAAATATAGATAATATACTTGTGGTAGATGGGGGTGGATCTGCCTTAGATGGAGATCGTGAAAGAGAAAGTTTTTTTAAATTTTCTAACAATAAATTAAATCACGTTGTTACATACACAAAAAAAGATGCACCAGAAATTGGGGGTAAGTATGAACAATTTACAAAAAAATATTTTGAAAATGGATTAAATTGTGGAAAAACAATGGCGTGGAGTTTATACGATTCAAAACCAAAACAAATTCAAAAAACTTTTGAAAAAGAAATGAATAATCTTATTGAAGAGTTGCAAATTAAAGATGAAATATTGTTTACTGGAGGGTGTGCACAAAATATTTTGTATAACTCGCATCTTTTACACAAATATAAAAAAGTCTTTTGTGATCCTTTTAATGGAGATTTTGGAATAAGTTTAGGAGTAGCAAATTGGTATTTAAATAATAATATAAGTAATAAAGAAATATATTTAGGTATACCTCAAAATATAGAAACTGATTTGTTCTTAAAACATGATATAATTAAATGTTCTACAGAAGAAGTATGTAGTTTTATCTTAAACGACCCTGTTGCTATATTTCAATCAAGAAGTGAACAAGGACAAAGAGGACTTGGCAATAGATCATTGTTAATGAATCCATTACATAAAAATGCACACAAAAAATTAAATGCAATTAAAAAAAGAGAATGGTTTAGACCTTTTGCTTGCTCAATATTAAAAGAAAAAGCTAAAGATTGGTTTGAAATGAACGTAGATGAATCTCCATACATGATGTATACATTTAAATTAAAAAAAGAAAATATATTAAAAACAGGTGTATCGATTGATAATACATCAAGAATACAAACTGTAAGTAAAAAAAACAATTTACATTATTATAATTTGTTAAAAGCATTTGAAAAAACAAGTGGCGTACCAATTTTAATAAATACGAGTTTAAATCTACCAGGTGAAGTGTTAGTAGAAACATTATATGATCTAAAAGTTCTTTTTGAAAACAGTAATCTTAAATACATATATCTACCAGAGATAGAAACTTTAATTAAAAAAAGGTTGACAATATCCTAAAAAATCCTACACTCTAAATATGAAAGTAAATAAATTTATAAAATCTAAAATAGAAAAAAATTATTTTTTTATAACAGGTAAAATTAATATAGATACAAAATATTTTACTAACCAAATTGAAAAAGGAATAAATAATAACAACAATCAAAGTTTTAAAACTAATTTACTATGTGAAATGACTGATTGGAAATATTTTTTAAATGATATAAAATTTATTAAAACAATATTGCCATTTAGTGATTTAATACAAGAAGAAAATTTGAATGAGGATAACTCTTGGAGTTTAAAAGATGCATGGGGTTTTAAACAATCTTTTACAAACTATACAAGAATTCACGATCACCATCCCTGTATGATTTCTGGAGCAATTATGTTAAATGAACACGAACAATCATTACGTTTTTTAAATATAGATCAAGAATTAAAAAGTGAACCAGGAAACTTTGCTTTGTTTTCTAGTTTTTTAAAACATGGCAGTGAAAGAAATAAATCTGATAAACCTAGATATGGTTTAAGTTTTAATTATAATAGAGAGGATTAATGAAAGAAAAAATAATAACAATAAAAGTAGATGGTGCAGCACCGGGCCAATGGTCTAGTCTGTTGTTAGAGTTAAACTTAATGAAACAAGCATGGCGATCGTATGGTGTTGATATAAATATAAAAGCACCTGGATTAAAAAACATCTTGAATCATGGAACGAAAGTACATGACGATACAAAAAAAGTTAGACGAGTTAGCAAATAACTACAACAAAACAAAGGACCCAAAGTATAAAAAACTTTGGTATGAAATAATACATGGACTTGATTATACTGAACGACGGCCTGTATCAACTGATTCCTATAACAAAGAAAATGTTAGAGGGAATAGTGTTGACAGAAAAGATTGATTGCTTTGAGTTGTGTGACATACTCAGACTTAAACTAACCGGCTATGTAGATACACTAAACCTACACATCATGAATGATGGTAGTGGATCTATGATTGGCTGTATGTGTAGATAGACCTACCCTAAAGAGGGAAAAAATAAGGGTAGGTAATGGTGAGAAGAACTTGCCATTAACACAATTTGAACACATTGTCAAATCGTAGAAACAGGATCGCATGTAAACTTAAGATACATACCATATTTATTAACTTCTTCTTTACCTAATTCTTCTAATTTTTTTGCTGATTCTTCATAACCAAAACGTAGACAATCATATTGTGTTGTAAAAGTTTCAGGCCATGGCCAAGGCGGCATACATTCACCTGCAACACTAGAACAAATTATTAAACTTAACAAAATTTTCATTGACAATCCTATATTATCACCTATATTAGGCTTTTAAATTATGAAAGGAACACGCATGACTGACATGACAAAGTATAAAAATGTTTCTCTAACAAAAGAAACATACGCTACTTTAGATAAGTTATCAAAGGTATTATTGCCCGATGCTAAATTATCTATAGCAAAAACAATTGAATCAATTGCAAATGAGAAAGCGAAGAAGTTAAATGGTAAAATTAAAAAAAGCTAAAGTAACAGTAACTGTTTGCCCGACTTGTAAGGGTAATGGTTATTTAAAAGTTGCAACAGAGATGGGAGACACAATACATCAATGTTGGGACTGTGACTCGGAGGGAGAGTTCTATGAGACAACTGATATGGGTTGGATTGATGATGGTACTTCTGACAGCGTGCACTAGCACAAAGTTTGATGGCTTTGATCCTTCAACTTCAATGGTAAGATGGATACTGACACATGATTCCAGAAAGTGATGCGGCATACATTGCAGGTCTTTTCGATGGTGAAGGCAGTGTTCATTTCAAACGTGGAATTGAAAAAAAGAAAAGACACAACGGCAAACCTGGTTATCGTTTGTCTAACTCCATGCGTATTAATATGGAGATAACGATGACTGATGAATCTGTATTGATATGGGTACATGAAACGTTAGGGGTTGGAACACTTAGACCTAAAACGGTAAAAGGTAGACGTAAAGATGGTAGTAGATATCTACCACAATGGAAATGGCGAGCTACATTTAGAGATGCGTATTATGTATGTCTATTGATCTGGCCCTTTGCTCATGTTAAATTAGATAAAATAAATCAGATCTTAGAGTATTACGCTGATAAAAAAATAATGAATGGAAATGTAATAAATTTAGAGGAGTTTAGAAATGCTAGATAAATATATATACGAAGGACTTCATTTTATTATGAAGTGGTCAGGTCGAATAAATTCTTGGGCATGGATTAAACATGCTAGAATATTAAGATCTAGACAAAGCAAGGAAATGGAAGACTTAATTAGAAACCAAGAGAATAGTGCTTACTTAGAAGAGTTAAAAAGAAAATTATGAATGATGAACAGATACCAATATCTATATTTAACTGGGGACCTTGCGTTGTTAAGTTAAAAGTAAAAGATGAGTTTAAAAAATTATTATTAGATGAAGCAAAGTCTAATAAAGATGATTACACGACTAAATTAGCAGGAATCTTGGACAAAGAAACAGGGTACACGGACCAGTCTAAAAATAAAATATTACCAACGTTATCACAATACATCGGTGTCTATGATCAAGCATATCAAAGATATGTTAACAAACCATACGATAAGTTGCCAGAGTATGTCTTATCTGCGTTATGGATAAACTATCAAAGACCGAATGATTTTAATCCACCACATGACCATGATGGTAGATTATCGTTTGTAATTTATTGCAGTATGCCTAAAGAATTAAAAAAAGAACACGAAGAATATAAAGGTAAGAGCTGTGGTCCTGGTGGTATACAGTTTATCTATGGTAATGGACCAAGAGATGCTATCACTTATATGTCTTTTCTACCTGAAGAGAATGATATGTTTATCTTTCCTGCGTGGCTCAAACACTGGGTTGCACCCTACAAGTCTGACTGCACACGGATCAGTGTTAGTGGTAACTTTCACGATTCTGCACCATTAAACAATATTGTTAACTTTGCACCAAAATATTTAAAAAATAAAAAATGACAAACTGGGAAAAATTTATACAAACACGTCACATAAAAGAAGGTCATTCTGACGTAGCGGCTTTTGAATTAACACCTGAAGATTTTAAATGGTTAAAGAAAGCATGCATCAAAGCTAAAAAAGAATCATTAAAACATAATAATAGTTTAGTTGGACATATTAAAGAGGAGTATAAAATTACAAAATGTACTAATTCTTTTAATAAATTTTTAAATATTGAATGTACAAGTCACGCTAATTTTTTAAATTTTCTTAATAAATTAAATATATTGTCAAACGCAAAACCTTATTACTTGGATAGTTTTTGGTGTAATTTTATGAAAAAACATGAGTTTAATCCTGTTCACACACATGAAGGTTTGTTTTCTTTTGTTATTTTTGTACAAATTCCTTATAGTTTAAAAAAAGAAGAAAATTATTTTGGTGAAGTAAGAGCAAAAGAAGAAATACAAACGTCTAAGTTTAATTTTCTAAATACAGATCATCACGGTAGAATTATAACAACTTCTGTTAACGTAGATAAAAGTTTTGAAGGTAAAATGATAATGTTTCCATCCCACCAGACGCACTTGGTTTATCCATTTTACACTAGTAATAAATACCGAATTACTGTTTCGGGTAATATAAAATTAAAAGTATGATGAACGATAAAGATATAGAGGAATATCACAACATTGGTAAGGCTATCAAGAAGAGTGAAAAATACAACTATATCAATGGTAAACAGATCACGGACCCCGGAACAGGGACCAGGGTCTATGAAGTAAATAATTATAGACTTCCTTCTGTGACTACGATATTAGGAGCCACCAAAAATCAACAATTTTTAAAAGAATGGAAGGCTAAAGTTGGCGAAGCTGAAGCGGACAGAATCAAGAATGTATCTAGTGCACGGGGCACCAGTATGCACAAATTCCTCGAGTCTTATGTCACGGGCGTTGGTTACGATGATCTTACAGAACTCGGATGCCAGGCGAAGCCCATGGCCGAAAAAATTATGGAGATCGGTCTCGCGCCAGTATCAGAGTATTACGGCTCAGAAGTTACTTTACATTATCCGGGGCTATACGCAGGTCAAACAGACCTTGTCTGTTTACATAACGATATTGAAACTGTTGTTGACTTCAAACAAGCTAATCGTCCGAAGAAGAAAGAATGGATCGAAGATTATTATTTGCAAATCGCAATGTACGCCATGGCACACGACTACGTCTACAAATCTCAAATTGGGCAGGGAGTTATCATGGTATGCACGCCTGACCTATATTACCAAGAATTTAAAATAAGTGGTTCGGAACTTAGGGACTGGAAACACAAAGCTTTAAAAAGAATAGACATGTATTATGACCTAATGCATGATGAGAAAGAAAAAGCAAACATACAAATGAAAGAGGAGGACTTTAAATGAAAGTGAAAAGAAAAATACATGGCTATTATTTTGATGGTTATAAGTCATGGATTATGTACGAAGATGAACATGGCAAAATTATGACAAGGAGGTGGAAATGAATAATAGATTGTTTAGAACAATTCTAAAGAAGTATGAAGCAGAAATTGAAGATGCTAGATACAAGATAGATGCTATTTGTGAACACAATTTAGTGATCCCGGAACATGTAGATATTACAGGAGAGGTCGATAAACAGTTGGAGCGTATAGCAGATGCTGAAGATAAATTAGCTGTCATGACAAAATATTATGGTGAACAAAAAGAGAAAACAGTCTTATAAAACTGCGAACCCTGAGGGGTCGCAAGGGTTCGGCAGGGTTCGCAAAATGGGGTTTGGGGTCGCAAAAAAATGGTCAATTGTGGCAGAAATGTGGTTTTTTGCCTGTTTGGCCACAATTTGGCCACAAAAGTGCGAAGGCAAAAGGCGTTTTCCGAACCCTTCCGAACCCTCCCGACACCCCAGGGGTCGCTACTTTTTGCCAGTAAAATCAACACTAATAGGTCAATTGTTACCTTTTGCGACACTTTCAAAATATTTTTTTGCAAGCGCGTGTTAAAATATTTTATTGTCATATAGGGGTCGCAGTTGTAGAAAGGAACTATGCCTAGGAAAAGAAGAAAAAGAATTGCTGCTGAAAGTGCTCCCGATATACCTTATCCGAGAGTTCGAGTGGAGTGGATTGATTGTGTAAGCGACTCGGGCTGGGCTACTGACAAAGAGTTTGACAAGATGAAATTAGCAAGACCTGTTAATGAAGGTTGGTTATATTCTAAAGATGATAAGTCTATAAAATTATTTGCATCTTACGATCAAGATGAAGATGGTATTACTTTTGGAGATCGGACGATGATTCCTCGTCAGTGGGTAAAGAAGATTCAGAAGATTTAGATGGAGTCACATCAATTATCTGTCCGTAGTCGTTTAAAAGCTGTTTCATTTTTGCTTCTAGCTCTTGTTCTGACATGTCCTCTAGCTTTCCTGTTTTTATTATTTTCCTATCTATGTATAATCCTGCTGCTTTTCCTCTGTTTGCTTCCGCATTCACTGCTGAAGAGAATGATCCTTTCTTTAAAGCGGCTTCACGAAGTCTAGCAAGTTCTGCGACGTGACCTTCATAAGTCACTTCATGTTTTTTTAATCTTTCTTCTTTCAGTTCACCAATATACTTGACTACAAGCGGTGAGAGTCTTGGGTTGCACAATTCTGATCCTTCCTGTCTGGCACGCTTTGGACTATACCCAGCAGCGAGTGCTGCTTCTGTTTGAGTCATAGGTCCAAGTTCATTACCGAATACTAAAAACTCGGCAAATCTTTGTTGCATTTCTGTTAATCTTTTTGGTACACCCATGGTTGACAATTTAAGGTAACATTGTTATAAAGTCAAGATATGAAAGATGACAGAGGAGAACTTGATCTAACTCGAAGACTTGATGATATGCAAGACGCATTGAATGGTTGGGAGTTGTTAGCAGAGATGCAAAAGAAAGAAATACACGAATTAAAAAAATCTCAATCTGAAGTGTTAAGATTACAAAATCTCTTGCAAGGTTATAAAAAAGTGATAGAGGAATTGACTGCTAAGTTAATACGAAAAGATTCATGAGAGTACAAGACTTACAAACTTTCTTGGGCAGTTTTACAAAAGGTTCCGACGCAGTAAAGAATGCAGTTATCTATGTAGAGGTCAAAGGAAAGTTACATGCTATTAGACGAATGGAAGTACATGAAAATGCTGTTCCAATAATAGGTCAACCAGGTCATAGTGCACACAGATTAGTTTTAAAAACTGAGAAACCTTCTAGTCTTATCTTACCAGAAAAGCTTCAACAGGACTATTAATGAATGACGATGTTACCCCTAAAAACACATGGGACCAGAACGTAAATTATATCAAAAAGTTAAAAATAATATTCCATCTATATCTTGGATTAGGCTTGAAAATCTTAGTCTATCCGGTACTCCTGATCTGTTGGGGTATAATACTTTGGGGCACTTTTTTACAGTTGAGTTAAAAGTTACGAAGAGTAACAAGGTACGCTTCAGCCCACATCAAATTGCCTTTCATTCACGACATCCTAACAATTCATTTATCCTAGTAGAGGCCCTCGGTCCGAGTACCGTGAAACTTTTTCCAGGGACCATGATCCATGAGCTTGTGACCGAAGGCTTTCGGCTTGAGGCTTGTTGCTTGGGGCTTGAGGCTTGTGGCCTATTCCTCAATAAGCTTGGCGCTTGAAGCTTGGGGCTTGTCGCTTGAAGCTTGGCGCTTGAGGCCCGGACCAGGTGCACGCTCATTTGGCGGCGTCCCACTCTCAGAGCTAATGACCTGATCCGATTTATTACGCTTACGTAATTCTTTATAATATTTTGGGTGTCTAAACATTTTAATGTTTACCGTATGAAACTACTTTTACAGCAGGATCCCAACATTGTCTACAGTCTCGACACTCGTTGTCTTGAGCTGGGGCCGGGCAGGTGTGAAAACCTTTGTCCACAACCATTGAAGAGTTGGGCCACGATTCAGGCGCCCGCTGGTTCACCATGGGCGCGCTAAAACGTATGACTAAATTGTTAGGTTTATCTTTTAAATATTTCTTGATCCATGCTTCACGAGTCGGTAACCAGTGACGCTTAGATGGTGACAGCCTACAGACTTCATAAATTTTATTTAAATGATCTAGATCTTGGACATCTCCTGAATCGTGCCATCTGAAGACATCCGGTTTTTTGCTGTTGATCAGGTGAGCCATTGCTGTGACCCAGTTCGGGTCCTTCAATGCTTTTAATCTTCTGTATTGTGCATCCTGAACAACCTTAAACACGTAGCAGCCCTTCAGTGCATAACAGTCATAACAGACTGAGCCCGGGACCTTCTGAAGCTTGCCGCCTGTTTTGCATTCTTTGGCCGGTAGACCTATTGACCAGCCAGGCATCTTAGATGGTTTGCTCAGGCTGCCTCCTATAATTTTTAATGCTTCACTTGTTTTCATAATTCTTTCTCCTTGATTCTCCTATAACACTATACAGCTGTCTTGTCAAGCTTGCGGCTTGACGCTTGCAGCTTGTGGCTTGCTGCTTGTAGCTTGGGCCTTGATCCTC